ACCGCGGCCGCCACCTCGTTGCCTCCGCTGGCCACACCCGAGGCACGTATCGCCGAACCCATCATCTGCTCACTGCACAACCAGTACCCGCAGATGCAACCGGTGGATCTGGCTCTGAGCCTGCTCGACAAGGGCATCTACCGCGACTACGACGAGGCATCGCTGGTCGTCCGCCTGGTGTTGAAGGACGGGTGTCATGGGATCTAGCCAGGGACGGAGACACACACGTGACGGATGACGACGATCTGACCGCGGCCCTGCCACCGGCACCCACCTGGTGCGGACCCGGAACCGTGCCCCACGTGAGCAGGATTGTCGACGGCTACGGCGGCGGCGCCGTATGCCTATGGACCAGGGAGATCCCTGCCGAGGCCGCTGATAGCCGCGTGTGGATCGAGGCAGAGGACCGCATTCTTGAGGACGGGCGGGTGCTGAGCGGGCCGCCCCGCGTGCGGCTCTACGAGCCCCGCGAGGGGCTGACAAGCCAGCAGGCGCGCAGGCTGGCCGAGTCCCTGCTGACTGCCGCTGACGCCATCGCGTTGGACTAAAACATGTCCCCGCTGCCTGCGAGCATCGCGGCGAAGTTGGCTACGTTGGCGATGGCGGCGAAGCCCTGCGCCATGGGGTCTTCCTCACGGGAGTCATCGCCGAACGAGAGCAGTGGCCGGCTGGACTCGGTTCGCTTACCCTCGCGGCGAACGGCCATGATCTGGTCCCGGTAAAGCACGCCGCGGCGCTCGGCGGCGACCTGACTGCCTAGGCGGATGTCTTCGCCGAGCACGAACGGGTCGCCGTCGCCTACGTCGAACCTGAAGCTGACGTAAGGCCTTGTCTTCCACCATCCCTCGCGCAGAGTGAAGACGCTGTTGATGGTGAACGCCGACCCGGAACCGGTCTCGAAATGCTCTTGGAACGCGTAGGGGCCGACGTCTGCGGAGCGGATCGGGTCGATGAAGTTGATGAAGCTGAGCAGCGTGTCATCGAGCTGCCCCTGATAGAGGTTGTCGAGGCCTTCCGAGCCCGTCAACTGCGACGGTGCGCCGGGAATCGTGCTGATCGCGCTGGCGATCTGGGACAGGCCATATCGGATACCCCAGGTGATCGCCATATTCACCCAGCGGGGCGAGCGACCCCCGGTATTGATGATGATGGCCTGCGACTTGTGGATCGTCATTTCGCGCCGGTTGGCGCCGCCGTAGCCGACATCGCGGTAGACGTACGGCGGGCGCTTCGGTGCGACACCGAGGATCTTGCGGATCAGCGGGTCGGTTTCGCCGTCGCCGTCGCCGTCGACCGGGAACAGGGCCTCGGTGATCAGGTCGTCGGCGGTAGCTGCGAACAGGTTGAGCAGGCCGTCAACGGCGGTGCCCGTCGGGCCGGTCACGCCACTGTCGTTCTCGAAGGACAGGATCACGCATGCCCTTGTGGGCTTGAGGATTTCGCCGAGCTCGTCACCGAAGACTGAGCTGTAGGGTGGCGGGTCGCCTGGTAGCCAGGTGTAGGCGTGGCAGATGACGCCGCAGTCCTTCATCACCGGGGTCAGCACCGTGGCGGCGTCTTTCCAGCGGGCGCCGATCGTGCACCACCGCGACTGGTCGAGCAGCGGGTTGATCGGCATGATCTGAACCGGGTGGTTCAGGATCGAGAGGTTCTCCAGCCAGGTCTCAGGTGCCAGGATGTTGCGGGGTACCGGCCAGAACGCGTTGAGGCTGTAGACGCGAATGGTGTTGACCATCATCGCGATTGCGCACGTTGAGGCAGCGGGGCCACCCCAGAGGAACATCTTGATTGGCTGTACGGCCGGCGGCAGCAGTGGTGTGGCTGCGAGGTTGAACTTGGACAGGTGCCGGCGGTTGTGGATCACTTCCAGCGTGGTGATGTTCGGTTTGCCGCGTTCCTCGACGTCGACAATGCGAGTGACCTTGCCGCCCCACCGGTTCTTGTAGTCGTGCGGTTTGTCGGGGTCGGGGTCGATCGTCAGGTGCAGGTCTTCGGCGGGCCGCGTCTTGAAGACGATGATTTCGCGCAGCCAGTCGTTGTCTTTGCCGACCAGCTCGATATGGGCGTCGCCGTCGTCGTGAGCCTTCTCTTCGCAGTCCCAGGATTCGGGGATCATGATGCGGGCGATCAGGTCATGGTTCTTGTCCCACAGCCGGATCAGGGGCTGCTTGGGGCGCCGGTTGAGGTAGGCGTAGCGGCGTTCAGCCAGCAGGTGTTCGATCGCGTGGAACTCACTCGCGGTGAGGACATCACTCATGGCAACCTCCGCTCTCGGGGTGAGGCGGGGCGCGGCGGGCGCCCGGGTGCTGTCGAGCGAAGGAGGGCTCGCCGGGCGCCGCGCCGCGACCCGGGTCTAGGCCGCCGCCGTTGCGACGGACACGACGCCCAGCGGCCGGAACACGCTGAGGCCGAACCGGCCCTCAACACGGCAGCGGATGAGGTTCTTGGCGAAGTCGTCGGAGACTGCGTCCGACCACTTCGTGTCGATCGCGCCGTCGTGGTCGACGCTGACCGAACTCTGGTCGAGCAGAACCGAGGTCTTGGCTGGCAGCACGTTCGACACGACGGCTTGCACGCCCCACAGTCGGCGGGTGGTGGCGTCGATTGGCACCCCACGAACGTCGGTGGCCCCGTTGGTAGCCGCGAGCAGCTCGACGGCTTCCCAGTCGGTTGCGGAGACGATCAGGATGTCGGCAGACATGCCCTGTGATTCGAGCTTGGTGATCCCCTTGCGGATCGAGGTAAGGATGTCGGTCGCGAACACCTGGGTCTGGATTCCGGAGGTGGCGAGGATGCCACGCAGCGCCGGGGCGGTACCGTTGCCGTTGATGACCTGGTTCTCGATCGCAACCTGGAGGCCGTAGACCATCTCGTCGCCGACGAACTGCTCCAGGTTGGCGTTGTCACCGAGGGTGTGGATCGGGATCTGCTCGGACAGGTGCGCGATGACTTGAAGCTTCGCTTCCCTCTCGGTCAGCGTGTAGACGCTGGTGGGCTTGGTTGCGCCGGCTTCGACCGGGGCCGCGTTGTTGGTGCGGGTGGTCTGCTGCAAGAAGCTGTAGTTCGGGGCGACCTGGCGAGCGTTCAATACGTCGAGGATCGACTGAGGCGGGCGACCCTGCTCGTAGACCTGGGAGTCCATGACTACGCCGGTGCTGCGACTGCCGCTGGCGACCAGTGCTTTTGCGCCGTCTTTGCCTATCAGCTTGCGGGCGATGGCCTTTCGGTGCTTGCCGCTGATCGCCAGGTGCTTGCCCTCCGCGCTGTCGGCGCCGCTGGCGCTGTCGTCGAGCGGTTGACCGATCGCGGCGGCCAGGGCCTTGGCTTGCGCTATCACCTCGAGGTCAGCCTTGGCCTGTTCGATCCCGGCGTCGAGGGACTTAGCGGCGGCGGTCGCGTCTTCGACACGCTGGGCTTCGTCGGCGGTCAGGTCGCGGCCGAGTTCATCGGCGGTGTCGATGATCGCCTTCACGAGAGCGAGCTGGCTGTCGCGGTCCTTGGTCAGGGTTTCCAGTCGCGGGCTGGTGTGTGTGGTCATGGTGATGTCTCTCTGGTAGCGGGCGGCGGTGGCCTTGGCCAACGCTGATCGGATAGGTGCGGTGGGTCGGCCGGCGGACTTCACCGCGCTGATCAGGGCGCGGTCATTGGCCCCGCGGGCCACGATGGAGATCTCGACGAGGTCGAGGTCGGTCAGCTCGTTGCCGGCGGCGGTCTTGGTCTGGTTGCGGACGTGGTAGCCGATGGACAGGCCGCCAACGCGGCGGCCCTTGACGTTGCGGTAGGCGGCCTGGCCGTGCTCGGTGGTCAAGTCGAACTTGCCAGTGATCGCCAGCCCTTCGGCGGTCTCGGCGGCGTCGATGACGTCGCCGACGTAGTTGCGCGGGTCGTCGGCCTTGTGTTCCCAGATCAGCGGGACCGGCTGGCCTGCGGTCAGGGATTTGGCGAACGCGCCGCAGCGCACGATGTCGCCGTGGGCATCGAGGTTGTCGAACACCGACGCCAGGCCGGTGAATGTGCCGGCCTCGTCGTCAACGGATTTGATCGACAACGTGACGGATTTACGTTGCATGAACTGTCCTCTCGGACATAGGAGGTGGAGGGATCAACAACGTGGCTGGCCGCGGTCGTCGCTGGCGGGCCTCGTCGGATCGTCTTGCGAGCTGGTCTGGCGGGGCGCAATTCGGGCCTGGCCGCCGAGCTGGCTGACTCTCCAACGACCAAGGTAGCACCGTGTGGCCACAACGCCGCGTCATCGTGGCGGCTTGTCGTGCCACACGCGGTCACTCCAGTGCGCGGCGGTGTCCTCGGGAACCTTGGCGTACTCGACGCGACCTAACAGGCCCGGTTCTCGGCGCACCGGCACCCGGACACGCTTCACAGACGGTTCATCGTCGTCCTGGTCCTCGACGTACTTACCCATCACCGGCCAGCCCCGCGTCGAGGATCGTCCGCGCGAAGACAGCCCTGGAGTCCTCCAGGCCTTGCAGGATCATCAACGCGGCCACCAGGTTGCGGGTCTGCACCGCAAGGATTGCCAGCGTGGCGTCCAGGCCGGCGGTAGCAGCCTCCGAGAGCGCCGCGTCCACACGATCCGGGTCGCCGTCGACCAGGGCGAGGCCTAAGCGTGCCCCGATGGCCTGGTGTTCGGGTTCGATTTCGATGTCGAGCTGGGTCATTGTTCGCCCTTTCGAGGTTGATCGGGGGTACCCCCCCATGTGTCGGCTTTGTGCAGAAAAAAGGAAGCGCACCGAGGCGCGGGGCGCCGGGCCGGGAGCCAGCGATGCCGACCCCCTACCCAGGCCTGGCCGGCGCAGGGAATCTGGTCGGTCGCTGACTCGCCGCCTGACTCGCCTCGGCCACCGATCTGAAGTTGGCGTGCAGCGGGCAGTCGCTGAGGTCGTCGAGCCGGCCGAATGCGTCGCATCGGTGGCATTCGTCGATGGCTTTCCGAATCGCGGTGCGGGCGTCGGCTTCGTGCTCGAGCCGCTTGTGCTCTTCGTCCTTGCTTGCATCCTTGGCGGCGCGGCACCCGTGGCAGGCGGGCGGGTTGGGGTCGTCGATGTGGTCGGGGCAGCGCGGCCCGTAGGGTCCGTGCGTCCAGTTCGCTGGTTTGCCGTTTGCTGGTTGCAGCAGATGTGACGCGGGGGCGGGGGGCCGGCGGCGGCCGGCTTCTCCCTCTCCTTTCTTCAAGTTCTGTAGAGGTAGTACAGAGTCCGAATCGGGACAGGGGTCAGTCCCGATTGGGACAACCCCCTGTCCC